CATCGTTCAAACATCTCTTTAGCTATTTTGGGCTTATCTGACGCTTTGATCGTGAACTCTATGCATGTACATCTGGAGTGTAGGGGTTCTATAATCCTACTCTTGTAGTTACAAGTCATAATAAATCGACAGTTATTGGAAAACTCCTCTATAGCACCACGCAATGCGGGTTGAATGCTCTGTGCATTGCTATAGTCGAACTCATCCAAGATAACCGTCTTCTTGGCATCTGTCAACGATACTGTACTAGCAAATTGCCTAATATCGGTTCGAAGTGTATCTATGTTTCCGTTTTCGGAACAATTGATTACAATCTTATCCACTCCAATATCATTACATAATGCCAGTGCTACTGTAGTCTTACCAGTCCCTGCTGTTCCAGACAATAGAAGATTTTGTGGTTCTCCTTTTACAACCATATCCTTGAATGTTTTTTTCAAGGATACGGGAAGAATACAATCGTCTATCGTTTGAGGTCGGTATTTCTCGACCCACAAAAATTCATTAGTTTTAAAAATCATATTATGCACTAAATGTGGACGAAGTTTCCATAGCGAACCAATATTTCAAATCGATATTCTTATTGGTAAACTGACCTACGACGTTCTTTGCAAGACTTATATCATAATCGCCAGGAAGGATCTTTATGTTTTCCATCTTAAAGTTTAAACTAAATGATGCATCTGATTTATTCTCTCCAACTTCAATTCGATAATTATTAGTAGTCGGATCTTGTAGATCAGAAATCAATGCAAAGATTTTATCATTTTCATTTACGATAGACAGATCTGGGAGTTGCATTACTGCTGATGCTTTTTGCAAATCGACAAACATCTTCTCGGTCATCGACATGGTGATCGCAACTTCTGGCATATTGATGCTTTTGGTTGGAACCGTCAAGAGTTTAGGTTCAGAATAAAAATATTTGACACAAGATCCGTTGGGTGAACGGATTTGAACAAACTTTTCACCAAACTCCAAAGATGGATTCGAGAATAGACTAATGACACCCAAAAACTTATTGAGATCCCAGATCCCAAAGCTTGTGTCAAATGTCTCTTCGATTTTTGCTTCCGCCATACCATTCTTTGATGGAGTGATGGTTTTGATTATATTGCCCGACTTAATAAGAATGTTTGAATTGAGAGTAGAAAAATTCTTAAGAATGTTTAACGTTGTTTTACTTAGTGTGATATCAGTTGTTGTTGTCATAGTATTAATTCCTTCGATGTTTACAAGTTGTATAGGTCATCGATGTCCCTATCTCTACCATTATAGTGATCTTGTGTGCTGTTGTCACTAAAATTCTTAATATTATTTTTTAATCTTAGTTTTTTCGAAATGGTTTCTTTTTGAATAGATGCCTTATCTTTTCTTTTCTCGAAAGGTCTACTTTTATCTTTTTTGTGAAATTCACGTTTCATATTAAAACTCCTCTATGCATGAAATTAAATCTTTTAATCTATGATTAATCATATATGGAAGTATTCCACATCTAGTTTCTCTCATCTTTGGTTTCTTATATTCTTCTAAAATAGTAGTCTCCATATCTTCTGGTATTTTATTAAAATCTATAAGTGTACTATTCCTATTCCAATTTTTTGAATGCTTTGTCTTATCTATAATTGGCACTTCTATTAGGATTTCAGAGATTATTTTATCGGTCATTCTTTTTTGACGTTTGGTTTCATCCACAAACGTATCATCATCTGACAAAATATTGGGAATTCCATCACCAGAATCTCCTCGAATAATATGCTCAACTAGAGTGTTGTATGGATTCTCACATTTTAAGTAATCTCGTTTGATTGTGCCATATTGGTATACGTTTTCATATACTTGTAGTTGTTGAAAATCTTTATCATTTGATATGATCAAAATCTTCTCTGTTTGATGATAGTGCTTTGCAAGAATTGCAATGATATCATCTGCTTCTGCTGATTCTATTTTCATATCTTTATATGGAAAAGTTTCTAAAACTTCTTGTCTGAGTATATTCAATATCCTGTAAATTTCGACCCAATCATATGGGGACTTTTGTTTGGTTTTAGCTCTATTTGCCTTATAGTCGGGGAAGAATTGTTTTCTCCACGAGTTCGACGAATCTTGACATATTACTAGCTCTCCATATTCTTCGTGGAAGGTTTTACGGAAATACCTATAAGAATTTAACAATAAATGTCTGATTAAATCTTCACTTATTGTAGTATCTGTCTTTAAACTATTAAAGACGTTTGCAAGAATTATTTGGTTATTATCGAGAAGAATCATATAGTTAGTATACATCAATATCGTACATTGTCAACTATTGGCGTGTATTAGAACTCGCCTCCATCTAGATTCATATTATCCACAGGTTCTATTACAGCATTGGCAGTTGCACCAAAAATTCCTGTAGCAGTTTCTATCTTTCCAAGAACAATAAGATTGCCAGTAATATACACGGTATCGTTAAATGTCTGATTGCCCGAGAAAGTCTGTCCTGCATTAGTTTTAGCTACACTAGCAATTGCTCCTGTTGTGCCATTTATAGAAACTACATAATTACTAATAGAACTCGTACCCGTGGTTGGGGATAGTTCTTCCCATCCACTGGATTTCACATATGGAGAAATTCCCGATATAGTCCGTGTTGCGACGAATTGTTTATTATCTAGAGATACCACATCCCCTTTAACATAATTTGCTATATTCCCATAAGGATCATATATTTTAAACTTACCAACAAAATTTAACTTATCAGCGTTTTTCATTTTGTATGGATAATAATTGTATTTTTATTGAATCTGGGGTTTGGTGTAAATCTCTTAGTATTTAGACCTGAAAAGAATGTCTCAATATGCTTAATTGTAGGAAAAGTAAAAGAATTGGACTTTATATATTTTTCATATCCCCTGATCTTCTTACCACAAGAAGCGTCATCATCCACATTCAATAGGCTAGTTCCTTTAAAGGATAACGTTTGTCCTACCTTGGCCTTATAGTATATAATAGCTTTAGTTTTTGTGTTAAAAACATATACCGTATCACTATTCACCACCAAAGATGGATTGATCGATACGATCCCACATATTGGATCTTTATCTTGATATTGAACCCTTACTGATATTTGCTCTGGTGTTTTTTGTTTCTTTTTCCTAGGTTTTCTATTATGCTTAGATGATTGAATCTTATCAGAATAGTATTGCATGAGTTCTACATACACTTGAATATAGGATTCAAGTTGTGTTGCTGTGAAATATGAATATCCTTCTACTAATTGCTCGTCTGTTTTATTCTTCGCAAGGGTTAATTCGGAAACTTGCTTATTCATGTACTCTACAATCTCTGAAAATATAGGTTTTGGTACATTCATTTTATCACAAAATTTAGAAACATTTATTTCTTTCTTTTTCTTTTGTAATATTAGTGTGGCAGCAGAATCTATAAAGGTATTGATATTTGCCAAGTATCCATGAACTATTTCTATATACTTTTTATTTCTATCTTTAGTAGCACTTTCTCTATTCTTTTTAGCTTGATCGTATTTGAGTTCCAATGAACTTAGAAACTGATCCAATGCTTCTTTTTCTTTTTGCGGAATTTTGATATTTCTACACAAAAATCTTGCCCATATACCATAAGGACTATATTCACCAGTATTGGCATGAGAATATCTAGAGATATCTTTGTTTATAAAGGATATATAATCCAATATCCACTTCTTATTATCCTTCTTACTACTAATTCCTTGATAGGTCATAAAAGAATTATAAATTTCCACCTCATATTGTGTCTCATTTATACTATTTTTCGGACTGGGTTCTAAAATATTTTTACGCTTTGCCATGATTACTCTTTATAGAAAACAAAAACTGGTTCGAATTTCAAATACGTTCCTTTAACTTTACAAAAATTCTTACATTTGGGTTTACCAAATTCATCCAACCGATTTTGACCTGGCATTCCTTCCATAGCCATTTTAATTGTTTGTATGTACTTCATACCCAAGTCTTCTAATATTTTTCTAGAATCTTCTTCTAATGGAAGATAATTTCCTCCAACCTTTATATCTGCTACATTCCATAATAAGTATCTATTAGACTTTAGCCAATCAACACAAGTTTCTAGTGTTGGTTTTAAAAATCCATCCCTCCAAGAATCATATGATGTAAATTTTTTATAAGATTGATTTGCATCATCGGAATAAGCTTCTCTATTGAAATATGGTGGTGAGGTAAATACCAAATCAACAGATTTCTTCATATGTTTGCCAATCTCTTCTGATCCATATTTGTATATTTCAAACGTATTTGTATTTGAGAAAAAAGAATTTCCTCTATATGTCATACTGTTATAGAATTCACCTAAAGCATGATACTTGGATTGCTGTCCTTCGCATATCCAATTTTCTGGATTCGGATCGGTTCCAACATAATGAACTGTACGATCATCTTTTACAGACATGGCACCTAAAAGGCGACCACCCCATCCACTAGAAGGATCGTAAATTGTTAAATTCGATAGATCCTCTATGTGTTCTGTGAATTTTTCGTAAAGATATCTTGCAGTCAATGGTGGAAAATTAACAGCAGGTTGAATATATCCTATTCTAAAGGACGGAAAACATTTTGGGAATATCTTATGTCC